GTAGTCCACAAGTGGCTTGAGACTGAGCTGCTGAAAGTGGGTTCGGAGCTGGGCCACATGAGCGGTGAGAAGGTCACCAGTGCTACAGCCATCCAGAACTACATTGCACCTGAGATCCTGGCAGCGTTCTATGCCAAACTCGGCATGCGCCCATCCTCGAAGGTCCAGAAGGCCATCGACTCTGCCAGCAAGGAATGACCATGCAAGTCTCATTTCCAATGAAGTCGGAAGCGTCAGATAAAGAGATTGACCCGAAGAAGTGGTATGTGGTTGATGTCACGGGTAAGGAATTCATCAAGTCCGGCCCCTACGCCAATGCCAAGAAGGCTATTGACGCAGCCAAGCCAGATAGCCCTAAAGGTGCTATTTACGAGGATGCCATGTCTGGGCAAGATTGCAAAGACAACGGTATCAAGTGGGGCTAACCCTGCACTCCATTTTTGCTATTGATAATATACAGTCTCTAGCGAATTTTATGTAAGCGTTGGTGACCTACGGTTTAGAGCATTTTTGCAAGCTCTAATTTATTTGAATCGCAGCAAAAGTTGCGATTGCTTAACGTAGGTTTGTTATTCCTACACAATTCTGGAGACAACGATGAATCCCACTATCCGCGGTATCGTTGTTGCCGGCAATTCTCTGGAAGAGGCTCAAGAACTCTATCGCGCTGTGGCCACAGGCCAGGACGTAAAGGCAATGCACGACGAAGCTGAAACCTTCGTTGTCCTGTCGTCCGCAGCTTCCGATATCAGCATGATCAACCCGCTTACTGGCGCGGACGATCTTCGTGTTGGTGACGGTCTGACCGAGCAGATGGAATTCTTGTCTTCCGACAGCGAAGCCGTCAACATCAATTACACCGTCTGCCTGGCCGGTTGCCAAGCTCACGTCCTCGCCGACGATGCCGAAATGCTCACTCACTGCCCGGCCTGCGCTTCTGTGCTGCCTGAGCTGACTGCTGAGCAAATCGCTGCACTGGCTGGTGAAGACGATGACGAAGGTTGTGAAGGCTGCCAAGTTGCTGCCATCGCTTCCGGCGCCACGGTCGAAGAAGCCGTTGCCAACTATCAAGCCATGGTGCTTGGTGAAAGCGACGACCCACAGACCATCAAGTGCGGTGACGTTCTCGTTTCCGTTGCCGGCGCTGGTGCATTCGACCCGTACAAGGGTTGCGCAAGCACCATCGTTAAGCACGAACCAGAGTACCTGGAATCGTTGGCTTCGACCAGCGCTGAACTGGATGCTCACCACTTCGTTTGTGCTTCGAGCACCTGCGAAGCGCCGCATGTCATTTCGTCTGACGACATGCCTGTCTTCTGCCCATCCTGCTCCAGCGGCCTGATGGAAGTTGAAGACGTCCAAGAAGGTACTGCAGGTACTGACGACGACGAAGAAGACGACCAAGAAGCCAACGCCAGCGTCGATGATGACGAAGACGATGACATCGAATCCAACGCCAGCGCCGACGCTCTGGATCGTGAAATCGAAGAAGCCCTTGCTGGCTCCGACGATGACGACTCGGACGAAGACGACGAAGATGAAGACGACGAGGACTTCGAAGACGACGATTCCGATGAGGATGACGAAGACGACGAAGAAGATGAAGACGAGGATGATGAAGACCTCGGCGATGACGAAGATGAAGACGACGAGGATGAGGACGAAGAAGACGACGCCCTGACCCTGTCCGTTTCCTCCGTCGTTGAAACTCCAGCTTCGACTCGCGCTCGCAATCGTCAAGAAGCCCGCGCTTCCGCTGTCCAAGAAGAACAGGCTGAGCAAATGACCGCAGTTGCCGCGTCGTTCATCGCCACTGCATCCGTGCAGGGTGAACTGGATCACAGCAAGGTTGAAGTGACCTACGCTGCCCTGGCATCCGGTAATAAGTGGTTCGCTTTCTACAACGGTACGCCGTTCGCAGTAGCAACCGCAGCGTCTGCTGAGAAGCACGCGCAAATCTTCAACACCGAAGTCTTCGGCCGTGCGTTCAAAGCGCAAGCCAGTGAGCAGGGTGTTACCACCGCAGTTGAAAACATGGGCTTCGTGGAAATCAAACCCGAAATCCAAGTTGCCGACTACGTGCAGTCCGAAATCAGCCAACAGGTTGAAGTGAAGACTGCCGAAGTAGCGCAAGCTGCTGCCGTGGAAAAAGCTGAACTGCATGACCGTCTGAACGCTGCCCTGGCACTCGCTGCTACCGGCATCACGAAGAACTTCTTCAAAGGTCAGACCAACCCGATTGCCCAGCAACTGATCGAGTCGCTGTCTGCTGTCGGCCTGGATAACGCCTCTAGCCTCGTGCTGCAAGCGTTCGCCCAGAACAGTGAACCGTACCACAAGATGCTGTTGGCTCAAGCCAGCAAGATCATGTCTTACGGCCTGGACGCCCAGAACGAAATCGCCGAAGCTATCAATGGCAGCAATGCCGTAGAAGCGAACGCCAGCGTTAATTCGCCGGTGTCCATGGGTCGACCAGTTCAGGTTGCTGCAAAGACTACACAACAGGAGAACGTTGAAGCCAACGCCTCCGCACAACCATCTGCTGACTTCAATGCTTTGCTGCGCAGTGCAGTGAGCGGTCTCGGCAAGCGCTAACTCCTGGAGATAAACCATGATCGTTCAAAAATACACCCGTCTCTTTCTGTCCGAGCACCGCAAAGTTGAAAGCGGTGTCATCATCCAGGAAGAAGGCCAAGCAATGGTCAACGTCAAGGAAAACGGCGAAACCGTCGTTCGTCCTTCGACTGGTGCTGCTGGTGAGTTCTTCGCCGGTATCTCGATGGCTCGCAACACTCCGCCTACCACCTTGCAGTGGATTGCTCAAGGCGTGATCCCGGATACTGGCGCCGTCGAGCTGCCACGTACCCCGATCACTGGCCAGATCCTGGTCAAAGTCGGTACTGACAAAGCAACCATCAGCGCTGGTGCTCCTGCATCTGCTGCTGAAACCCAGCTGGCCGGTGACGTGATCACCTTCCACGCTGACAACATCGGCAAGAACTACTTCGTCCAGATCGCTTACGAGCCTGGCATGCAAGAAGCTCTGCAACTGGTCGGCTCCATGCCAATCGGCGGCCTGTCGGCTACCTATCAAGGTATCGTCGGTGTCATCACTCGTGGTGAAGTTGCGACTTCGTTCTACGATGCCGCTTCCGACTGGTCTACTGCTATCCAGGTCAAACTGGGTGCTGATGGCCGTTTCACCACTTCCGGCCCGGGCGCTGTAGTGCCAGGTCTGACCGTGATCAATGCGCCGTCGTCCGAGAACTCTGCTCTCACCCTGCGCGTCAACGTCTAACTGCGGTTGCCTGAGAGCAACGTAGAACTCGAACATTTTCCTGGAGATATACCATGTCCAAACCAGCATTCGCCGGCGCCAGCCTTGTTCTGCGCGATGGCAGCCCGATCACCGACCTGCGCCTGGGTAAGGGTCGCGAACTCGCCCTGTCCGCTTCCACTGGCGACATCAACGCATCGAGCACCAAGGACGCGATGGTTGTCCTCGGTCAACTGATGCAGGCTTACGCCTCGGGTGACATTCAGCATCAACAACCGCAGAACATGTCTGCGCGTGAAGAAGCTACCGCTGCTACCGAAATGCGTCGTCAAGTGTTGGCCGAAGCCCGCGCTGACGTGACCGGCGCCAAGTGGGCCGCCCTGGGCGCCTCGCTGGCACAGCAAGTGAACGAACAAGCGGACCGTGAAGGTTTCGTGCGGAAGCTGATGGTCGGTAACACCCTGACCCAAGGTCAGTTCCAACGTATCCCGATGCCGACCCATGACACCATGGCCGTCGTCGCTACCTCCAGCGCCAACGTTGGTTACCAGACCATTCGTAACCGCGTGTTCACCCCGGACGAGTTCGAAATTCAGGCCAACGTTCGCGTTGAAAACCTGGACATTCAACAAGTCAACGGCGACCTCCTGGATCACGCGTATAACGACGCGCTGCAATCCATCATGGTTGCAGAAGACCGTCTGTGGAAGAAAGCTGCTGACAGCACCGTTGGTGTCGTCAACAACCTGGAACTGATCGCTGGCGAACTGACCACCAAGAACCTGGGTCGTCTGCGTCAAGCCATCGCTCGTTGGGGCCTGCCGGCTACCCACATCGTTATGTCCAACGATTACTGGGCTGACGTTATCGGTTCGAACGACTTCGCAACGTTCTTCGATCCAATCACCAAGTACGACCTGGTCCTGAATGGCCAGATCGGTACCCTGGTCGGCATGAACATCATCACCGACGCCTTCCGTCAGCCGAACCAGAAGGTTCTGAACCCTGGCGAAATCTACGTGGTGGCCTCGCCTGAGAACCACGGTGCCTACTCCACTCGTGGCGGCATCCAGTCCTCGCCTACCAACGGCGCTGATGCTGGTAACAGCACCCGCGGCTGGTTCATGGTTGAACCGTTCAGCTTGGTAATCGCGAACGTGCGCTCCGTAGTCAAAGGCCGTCGCATCTAAAAATGCGGCTGCACTGCATGATCTGCTAGACTGGAGAGCGCCCCTCCTGACAGCGTTGATTGCGGTGCACCTTTGCTCGGAGAAGCATCATGAGCGGCAAACTGAATCTCGCGCTTGCCGTTATCGCGATGCAGCATGGTAACAAGGACGACTGTCTGAGTTACATGGCCAAAGCTGCTGAATTCGGGGACGACCTTACATCGTTCGTCTCCGAGATTATCAAGCCGCCGCCACGTGCAGCGCGGAACGATGGCTCTACGCCACAAGCAGAAAACACATTGTCTCCGTCATTAGCATCATCGAACGCAGACTTCGTAACCCTCGGCAACCGGGTCAGCCGTGTCATGGCAATTGCTGCAAGCCTTGATTACGGTGATGAAATGGACGCTGAGCAAGCGGATGAAGCCTTCGACGATGACCTCGAACTCGATACCGGCATTAACGGTGTTGATGAGGACGACGAAGACGAAGACGAAGAAGACGAAGAAGAAGAGGCCCTTGCCTCAACGACTGCCGGCCCTATTCGGTACAAGCGTTAACAAGTGGC